GTCGTCAAGTCCCGCAAGCAGGCAGTGGCTATCGCGCTTTCGGAAGCTGGCAAGTCTTTGCCGCAGCGCGGCATGCGTACTGCCAAGAACCGGATGAAGAAATGAAAAAGCCGATCTGGGACCAGACTCGGCCAAAGAAATTGGGCGCGCCTAAGAAGCTGTCGCCCGGCCAGAAGAGTGCCGCCAAGCGTATGGCGGCCAAGGCCGGTAGGCCCTACCCGAATTTAGTCGACAACATGAGAGCAGCGAGGAAAAAATGAGCGCCAAGACGCCCGCATGGCAGAGGAAAGCCGGTCAAAACCCAAAGGGCGGCTTGAATGCCAAGGGCAGGGCGTCCTATAATGCCGCCACAGGTGGCAATTTGAAAGCTCCGGTCAAGTCCGGAGACAACCCCAGACGAGCTTCTTTTCTCGCCAGGATGGGTAACATGCCCGGCCCTGAAATTAAAGACGGTGAGCCAACCCGGCTCTTGTTGTCTTTACGGGCTTGGGGCGCATCCTCCAAGGCGGACGCAAAGGCAAAAGCTAGAGCTATATCCGCAAGGAATAAGGCGAAAAGCAAATGACCTACTTAGAAATCGTCAACTCTATCATGGGGCGCCTGCGCGAGCCGTCTGTCTCGACGGTCGCACTGACTTCTTACTCCCAGCTAATCGGCAAGTTCGTCAACGACGCCAAGCGTCAGATCGAAGACTCTTTCGATTGGAACGCGCTGGGACTAGAAGTCGATATTACGACAGTTGCTGGCACTTACGAGTATGCGTTGACAGGCGCTGGCCAAAAGTTCCGCGTCACCAGCAACCCCTTGAACACCACAAGCAATGTCGTCATGCAGCCGATTTCGGTTGCCGACATGCGCCAGCGCCAGAACTTCACACCTATCGTCCAGAACATCCCAACGCAGTATTGCTTTGAAGGTGTGGATGGGAGCGGAGACGCCAAGGTGCAACTTTATGGCCGACCAAACGGCGTCTACACCCTGAAATTTTTCTTGTGTGTGCCGCAGGCTGATTTATCCGCAGACAGCGATGTGCCGTTGGTCAATGACAAGCTGATCGAACAAAACGCCTACGCTCGCGCGCTGGTTGAGCGCGGCGAAGATGGCGGTTTATCGTCATCTGAAGCCTATGCGCTGTACCGCTCCATGCTGTCGGATTACATTGCTTTGGAAGCCACGCGCTTTCCTGAGATGCAGGAGTTTGTCGCGATATGAGCCAGCAATTAGAGCGCTTTTCAATTTCTGCACCAGGCTTTTACGGCCTGAATACCCAAGATTCGCCGCTTGATCTTGCGGCGGGTTTTGCTTTGGTGGCGCAGAATTGCATTCTCGACCAGTACGGTCGTATGGGCGCTCGTAAAGGCTGGGCAAAAGTAAACACCAGTACTGGCAACTTAGGTGCAAACGATGTAGGCGTCATTCATGAACTAGTCCAGACTGATGGTTCTGTGACAGTCTTGTGTGCTGGCAACAATAAGCTCTTTAAACTGAGTGGCACTAGTTTGGTTGAGCTGACCTATGGCGGCGGCGCTACAGCGCCTACGATTACAGCCAGTAACTGGCAGTGCGCGTCGCTCAACGGCATCACGTATTTTTTCCAGGCAGGTCATGATCCACTGATATATGACCCAGCGGTTAGCACCACGACTTACCGGCGTGTGAGCGAGAAAACTGGCTATGCAGGCACAGTGCCTCTAGGCAATATTTGCATCTCTGCTTATGGCCGTCTCTGGATTGCAGGTAGTAATGCCGATAAAACGACACTGACGTTTTCTGATTTGCTATCCGGTCATGTTTATACGGGCGGCACCGCTGGCACGCTAAACGTCAATTCTGTTTGGCCAAGTGGCGCAGATGAAATAACAGGGCTGGCAGCGCATAACGGCTTTTTGTTTATTTTTGGAAAACGCCAGATTTTGGTCTACCAAGGCGCGACAGCGCCATCGACGATGTCGCTGTACGACACAGTGATTGGCATTGGCTGCCAATGGCGCGATTCGATCCAGAGTACGAACACAGATGTCGTGTTTCTGTCGAATAGTGGTATACGGTCGATCATGCGTACTATCCAAGAAAAGTCCGCGCCGTTCCGCGACTTATCGAAAAATGTGCGCAATGACTTGATGCAGTTGGTAGCTGGAGAAGACCCTGACAATATTAAAGCGGTGTACTCTGAGGTAGACGCATTTTATCTGTTGACGCTGCCAACTACCGGTCAAGTTTACGTGCTAGACACTCGCGCGGCAATGCAAGATGGATCATCTCGCGTTACTACTTGGTCACATATAGAGCCTACTGCGCTGTGCGCTCGTCGTAATGGCGATCTGCTGATAGGTAAAACCGGGTACATCGGTAAGTATTCTGGGTATCTCGATAATACTGAAACTTATCGTATGGCGTACTACACTAACCATGCGGATTTAGGTGATATAACAGTCACGTCCATCATTAAGCGTATAGCTATTGTTGTTATTGGTGGTTCTGACCAAGTAGTCACAATTAAATGGGGGTACGATTTCTCCGAAAATTATTTATCAGAAAACGTCACTATCCCTACGCAAGGTATATCGGAATACGGAATTGCCGAATATGGCGCTAACGGTGCGCCTGTCGCGCAGTACGCTGGCGGTATTACGATTCAAACTTTAACCTCTCAAGCTACAGGGTCGGGCAAAGTAGTGCAAACAGGCTACGAGGCGGAAGTAAACGGTTTTGAGTTGTCTATACAAAAAATTGAAATCTTGGCCAAGCGTGGCCGGATTAGTTAAGGAGTAGTCATGTCAGACTATACAAAATCGACAGACTTTGCATCGAAAGATTCGCTGCCGTCTGGTAACGCAGCGAAGATTGTCAAAGGTACTGAGATTGACACCGAGTTTAATAATATCGCGACGGCGATTGCGACTAAAGCTGATTTGGCCAGCCCATCACTGACTGGCAGCCCTACAGCACCAACGCAATCGTCTGGCGACAGTTCGACTAAATTGGCTACCACAGCGTTCGTACAAGCAGCGCTGTCTGTCCTATACCCAGTTGGATCGATTTATACAAATGCATCGGTTAGCACTAACCCCGCTACTTTGTTTGGTTTCGGTACTTGGGAGGCGTTTGGAGCTGGTCGCGTTATGGTCGGCTTAAATGCTTCAGATACTGCGTTTGATACGCTAGGGGAAACTGGCGGCTCTAAAGATGCCACAGTAGTTAGCCACACACATAGTTTTAGCGGTACTACCTCCACTATCGGAGATCACGTCCACCCGCAACTTACTTACGTAGCTTTATCTAGTGGCGGCACAAAACCTGTTGGTTATGCAAATACTGGTACTACCGCATCATATCTTTACGATACTGGTGAGGCTGGTAGCCATAACCATACTTTCTCAGGGACTACGGGCTCTTCTGGCTCATCCGGCACTAACGCTAACTTGCAACCGTACATCGTCGTTTATATGTGGAAGCGCACTGCATGAGTGCGATTGAAAAACAACTTGAGGATTTTGGTGGCGGCATCACCCATCATTTTTCTGATGGGCTGTATGCCAAAGAAGCATTTGTGCCAGCAGGCACTGCGATATTGAAACATACGCACGAGTTTAGTCATCTGTCTATTCTGGCTAAAGGAAAAGTGGCTGTAATGGCAAATGAAGTAGTACAGGTTATTGAGGCGCCAGCTTGTATTGAGATTAAGGCTGGCGTAACACATGGGGTCAAGGCAATTACTGACTGTGTTTGGTTTTGTATCCACGCAACGGACGAGAAAGACCCTGCGAAAGTGGATGACGTTTTAATTAAGGGGTACTGACATGCCTATCGGTGGATTGATTAGCGCTGGCGCAAGTTTGCTAGGTGGCTTTCTTCAAGGTGAGGCCGCTAAAGACGCGGCGTCTACGTCTGCGGGCGCTCAGCTACAAGCGGCCAAAATAGCGGCCGAGGAGTCTCGCTTTAGGCCAGTCGGCATGACGACTCGTTTTGGTACGAGTCAGTTTGGTTTTGACCCCAAGACTGGGCGCCTATCAAGCGCAAGTTACGCGGTCAGTCCTGAACTTAAAGCGTATCAAGACCGATTAGCGGCGCTTTTAGGTGGTCAGCTTGGCCAAGCCGAAGCTGCCGCAGGAATGTACGCGCCACTGACAGGCGCTGCCGAGCGCATGTTTGGTTTGGGTGAGCGGTATTTGGCTGAGACGCCAGAACAAGTAGCCCAGCAATATATGCAGCGTCAGATGGATTTGCTGGCGCCTAGCCGTGAGCGTCAGCTGAGTGAACTTAGGAATCAAGTGTTCCAGACTGGCCGTGGCGGCTTGTCAGTAGGTGCTACAAGCGTCCGTCCATCAGGCGCTGCTGGTTTAGGTGCTGCCAGCCCTGAGATGGAAGCCTACTACAACGCACTGGCACAGCAAGACGCAGCGCTGGCAGCGCAAGCGCAGCAGGCGGGTCAGCAACAGTTGGCGTTCGGTACTGGTTTATTCGGCACAGGTGCGGGTATGCTGGGCCAATTCCAGGCTGGCCAAGTGGGCGCGCTGTCGCCGTTCACTTCCTATCTGGGTGGCGTGAGTTCACTGGAAACCCTTGGTATGCAGCCGTTCGAGTTAGGTGTGAATTTGGGCGGCCGCAATATCAATACCTCCGGCGCAAATGCGCTTCTGCAAGGTGGCCTGGGCGCCGCGCAAGCGATGCAGCAAGCCAACGCCTACAACCCGCTGGGTACAGCTTTTGCTGGTATAGGCGACCGCATAGAGCGACAGCGAATGATGGATAGAATGTTCCCTACCCCACCAGCTCCGGTTG